CTTGATTAAGAATAAAACTTGCTTGGTTATGTTTACTACGACCAAGTTTTTCTTTAATTGCTTGGTTTGCAGGTTTAACTTCTATTAATTCAACTTTTTGTTTTCCATTTTTGTCAGCATATACAATAAAAAAATCTGGGACATATATAGTCTGTTTACCGGTTAGTGGATTTCTATACGGAATTTTTATAGCTTCACTTGCCCATTGACTTACACTTGCATGTTCATCGCAAAATCTCATAAACGCAAATTCCCAACTGCTTCGATATGTTGGCGTTCTACCACCAACGTATTTGGCAGGGTTTTTAAGATTAAATTTACCTTGAGCAAATCGTCCCATTAAACTATTATGTTTCTAGACTCTGTAGTGTTTATTATAGTATCTGTTTTAACACCTAGCTCGCTAGTACGTTGTCCGTTAGCATTTATAACTTCTAAAACAACTTTACTTAATACTGGAGATTCAACTGAACCTAATGTATCTAGTAATTCGAATATTTTAATGTTATCTAGTTTAGCTTGTTTTAATAAAATTGCCGAAACACTTGCTGCTGACTGAGGTGAAAATCCTCTTTTTTCAAAAAACGCAATAGTAGCATCAACTTGATTACTCGGAAATGACAGTTGTTTTGTAAAATAATTATCAAAGTATTTTTTTTGATCTTCCATAATTTCTCCTATACAGTATTTAACGCTGTACTTGCTAATTTTAGAATTTTTGGATTATCGGCTCTTAACGCTGTGTACATTTCATTTAAATAATAATCTTTAGAAGTAGTAGTAAGAGATGCATAATTAGTATTACTAGTTGTAAGATTATAATATTTTTCTACAGTATTATTTCTTAAGGTAACATTTTGATTTAATATGTTAATAATATGATTATTATCATAAGTTCTTAAATTTGTTTTATTTTGTACTGCTGCTGTTGTTTGTTTTGTATTTTTAGGACTTGAGAAAAATACACCATTGATACCAATATTATCTTTATTATTTTGTTGATTAAATATTGTTTCTAATCCGTTAGGCCGATGCCCTTCTAATGACAAGTCTCTAGTGTTAGTATATGCATCTAAAGTTTCGGTTAGTGTATTATTATATGACGGATTATGTTGTGTATACATTTTATCTTCAAATTTCTTAGATAAATTGTTAACCATAGATCCTGGACCTTCGTTAAGTGTATCACTATTATTACCAATGAAACTTTTTTCTTGATCGTAATGTTCAGGTGTTGCAAATCCTTTAGGTGCACTACCTTCTACAATATCACCTGTTTCGTATTTTACAGCTTCATACTGTAATTGCATAGTACTTTCTAATACTTCACTTCCTGCACTTGCATCAACACTATCATGTTGCCAGCCTGTAATCTTTGGCATTATTAAATGTGCAGTGTGATGAGTGTGTCTACTTAATTCACTTATGCTTATACGTGTAAAAAAAGGTTCGTCACTGCCGTTATCTAATCCGTATTTTTTTGATCCTAGTGGTTTATAAACATTATTAGCCGGATATAAACTTTGACTATCAGCAAAATAATAATCATAATATGCTTGCCACAATCTAGTAGTAACACCTTCATTGTCATCGTGGAATCTAATCACAACTGGTGAATAATCTAGTCTTGTATGCACAATTTTTTTTCTATTATATTGTTGTTTTGTTTCTGTTTCTATATCAAACTTAGGTAAGTCAGCATACTTAGCAAGTAAACTTATTTCATTGCCATGTTTTTCTACAAAGCCGCCTGCTACTGAACTATTAATAGTAAAACTTACATGATATAAAAATTTATGTTTAGGAGCAAGTCTATAAAAATTATCTACAAATGTGTGACTGCCGTGCCAATAGTCGGCAAATGTAACTTCGCTTTGATTATTAGTTGATCCGTATTTGGTTGTCTTGTTTGCCATACTAATATTTATCTTAATTATTAAGTGGGTATATAATAAAAAAGGAGCCCTAAAGCTCCTTTTAAATATTAATTGTATCAGTTTTAGTTAAACTGTACCTGATCCTGTAGATAGCGATCCGCCGCCTGTTGGAATACTTTCAGCTGATATACCACCGCCTACTGTTTGTATTGCATTATCATAACGTATTGCTAAAGTAATTTGTACTGGATCGTTTGTTGAATATGCTAATGTATTATAGTTAGCATTCTGTACAAAACAACCATATAGCTCAAATGTGTCTAATACATTAACAGCAGTATTACCATTGCCGCCATCTAAAACTTCAATTTTTGTTGTAAATTTATAGTCAATGCCTGACGGTGCACTTGACTGTTCAAAGAAATCATATTGCTTTTGAATCTGTTCACCTACAAGTTTTTGAACGTTATTGTTTACGTCTTCACGTAAGTTAAGCGTAATTGCTTCCCAAGCAGGCTTACCTGCTAGGTATACACGTGAATTGTAAACTGGAAGTTCTATTTCTTCGAAATTTACTGTAGGACGAGTTACATCAATAACTTGTTTTGTTAACTCAGTTGTTGCTGATCCTAGTCCAAAGTTAGTAAGTGACACTCTAAAGCGGTACTGAAGTTTTGGCATCAACAAACCTTGTGTTTGATTGCCGGTTCCGCCGTCTAGTGGCACTGTAATTTTTGATAGTGTTGAAATTGCCATATTTTACTCCTGTACACAAGTATTTATCATTTGTAGGGGATTAAGAATTAACCCCCTACTTAATGATTTTAAAGACCTGCGATCTCTCCTGTATTTTTCAAGCGTAGTGGAATATAGATAAATTCAACTGCCTTGATTGGTTCAATTGCAATGTCTAAGTATAGCTCATTACGGTCAATTCTAGCTGGTGTGTTGTTTGTTTCATCACATACAACTAGATAATCGTTAAGTGCTCTTAAACCTGTAAGCTCTAACATTAAGCTCTCAGCTGCTTGTTTAATCTCATCACGTGTGATTTTATCATTTGGTTCAAAGATATAAGGTTTAGCTAATTTGTTAAGCTGACTTCTTAGATAAATTACAAGTCTTGCAACGTTAATTCTATCCAATGCACTTGCATTTGCTGCACGAGTTTTTTGACCAAAGTTAACAAGTCCTGCACCTGTAATAAATGTAACTGGGTTAACTCTATTACTATACAATGTGTCTCTTTGACCTTCGTTTAGTGCTACTGCAACAAATTCACCTTCGCTACTAATGTAACCAGTTGATGTTGCGTTAGTAATGCCGCCACGTCTTGTACCTGCTGGTGCAAACCATGGATAAGCAACTTGATCACTTAGTGCAAATGTACGTAGCATCATGTGTGAAGCAGGAACAACAACATTGTTACCAAAGTTATCACTGCTAAATCCGCTTGGATAGAACACAGCCATGTACTCATCACTGCTTACTAGTCCATCGTCATTATCTTCAACTGCTGCTGCAACGTTTGTTGCCCAGTTGTTTAATGATGTTGCATCTGGTGTTAAGCGCATTGGACTATCACCTAGTACAAATGCTGTTAAGCCTCTGTCAAAGTTTAAACTTACCATTTCACCGATTAGTTCTGGATATCCAGGTGTTGCCATTAAGTTAAACAGTCTTGATTCGTCATCTCTGATTTCATCGTTACTATTAACCATTGCTTGTAATGCTTGTACAACAACTTTACGCTGTGCATGACGTCCAAAGCTACCTGAACCATCTGCTTGATTACCTGATTCTGTAACCCAACGGTGCTCATAATAATTAGTCATTACTGCATCACTCATACGTGGATTTGTAGTAGTTGTATCAATTGCATTACGTACAAATTTCTTAACATTAAATCCACTTCTGCGTGTATTCCAAAGTACCATACCTTTTGGATAAAGTGCTGGATCTGGAGCATCTGGATCTAGATAGTCACTAGTTAACATTGCATCCATTGCACCTGCTACACTATTTGCACCTGCTGTTGACCAGCGAGCGTCTGCAAATAATACACCATTTTCAGTTGTTTGGTCTGCACTGTCTAATGCTACCCATTTATCTGTTACCCATCTGTAAACTTTTGGATAATTTTCTAAATCAGCTGTGCTAATCCAAATGTCATTATCAACTAATGCACTCTTACTAGTATCATTTTGTGTTAATGGCTCACTAGCTGCAACAATTGGTCCTGTTGCATTAGTGCTTGAATACACGTTATGATAACCTCTCCATGTAGTACCGTCATGTACCATCATGTCTACTTCATCAACAATTGAGTTGTACCATAATGTACCGTCTGCTGTAAGTGCCTTTGGCGCTGTTGCAGAAGCAGTGTATGTTAGTACTTTCCAATTTGAAGCAATAAAGTATACAGTTGAATCTTCAGCTGTATTATCATAAAGATTAGCTGTTGTTCCTGGAACAAAACCAGCTGCTGACAAAGCACCGTCGTGGTCAACAAAACGAATTTCGCCACCTAATGCATGTGTAACAACAACTCTATTCTGTGAGTCAACACTTGCTGTAACATTTGTAAGTCCTGCAGAGTTAATAGCAGCTGCCATTGTTTCAGCATCTGTTGCATCATTTAAATATGTTGCTGATACTTCAACTGCTGCACTTAATGCCGCCTGGCCTTTTACACTTTCCATAATGTCAAAGCGATGAGCTGCTCCTGGAATACTTGCTGCAATAATACTACTAGTTATTGTTGTAGCACCACTTACAGTTCTAGCCATAATTTTAAAGTTTGCTTCAGTTTGTGTAACTTCGCCAACGTTGTACTGTACATATGTTGTGCCAGCTGCTAAGTTTGCGCCGCCGCCTGCTTTATCCATATTAAACAATGCTGTGTGGTTATCTGCATATAATGGAGCAGTTGCATCTGACCATAATTGAGTCGTTGCATTATATTTTTTAACTGACCATTTTGCACCACTATTAGGCTCTGTAGTTTTAACCCAAATTGAACCTGTTGGACGTGGTGTTGTATCGGTACTTTTCCATTCAGGAACACTTGTATGTGCTGATACACTTACTGCTGGTGCAGCATGTGTGCCTACTAATCCTAGTGTTGTACCTGATGTACCTGTTGTATCTGAAATTACAACATTTACTCCTGTAGAATAAATTTCTAACACACCATTAACGGCTGCTGCACTAATTCCAGCAATAGAAAGACCATTAATATCACTTGCTAAACTTGAAGGAGTTGTGCCTGTTGTTGTTACAGGTACAGTATTAATAGTAATTGTATCAACACTTAAAGTAACGTCTCCAGCAAATCCTGTACCTGAATCTGGAGAAGTATCAATTTGTGAAAGTGTTACATCTTCCCTGCCATCATTAAATGTTAAAATCTTTTTATAAGGACCAATTTCTTTTTCTGAATCTAGAACAATTTCTTCTGCACGTTTTAATGCTGCTTCGATTGAT